GGTTGCTAGCAATAGCAACAGGTAAGCTGTTTGCCATCGTATCTTGGCCAACAATATCAGCAATGTCACCGATAGAAGTAATAAGAGAACCGGAAGGGTTAACCTTTACGTTATAGTAAGTACCGCCACCAGTGCTTGAACGTCCAGCAAGAACAGCACGAGTAAGATTAGCTAAACTGTAATCGGTCAGAGTTTCATTAAGTGGATTATAATCGCTAGTAGTACCAGCCGCCCAACAACCTGTATAAATCGAAAGATTTGTTGCACCGGCTGCTGTTTTTTTTACTTCCAACTGCATCGGCAAAGATGGGTTTTCAATGCTTGGATCTAGTTGGCTATTAGGTATGCGAATCGTGTGATAAACAACCCATTTAGCATCGGGACTAAATACCTCGTATATAAACGACCCAGAACCTAACCAGGCAAATCTGATTCTATAGAGATTTGAAAACTCAAGATTGATTGCTTCTGGGATTCCGTCTCGTGTAAAAATGGAACTGCTAGAACCATCAAGTGGGTCACCATTCCAACTAGCGCGATTAATTCTGGTATTAACACCACCATTACGAAGCGTTAAGCCAAAAAGCGTTCCTTCATAACCAATGAACGTGCCATTGTCGGTATCATACAATCCAAGGCGTTGATAACTGTTTGCAATGCCAGTCGTAAAAGCAGCAGAGAACATTGTGTATTCTTCGTGCGCTGGCCTGTAGTTGCATTTTAAAACACTTAATCCTGTAACCTGACCATTAGTGTTAGTACCACTTTGGTAGCGCGCATGGCCTCCTGTAATTGTGGCCGAACCACCTGCGAGTGCAGTGTTCGTAATTACATTAGAATCAAACGCACTAAAAAAACTAATCTCTACTTCGTTGTTACGTCTGCCTGTAACTCCCACGCCAAGAATGTCTGAGTTGGCTGTAATGTTGAAATACAAGCCACCAACTACTGCATTGTTAATGCTTTGCAATGTTGTTTCAGTAGCAAAGTCTGGAACGGTCAAGTCTTCGGCACCGGCCCCACCATAATCAACGGCCATAACTTGTACCTGTTTGCCGCTCTTATCGAGCGTACGCACAGGTATGTCAGGGTTAGTACTAGTAGGAGTGTTGGAGACTGTTACGTTATCAGTCATTTGTTAGCTCTCGCTTTCTTCCATTTCATCTTCTACTTCTTCCATCTCAATGGATGGATTGCCAGCTTCATCAGTCATTACTCGTCCTCTACGCTTACCACGTTTTGGAATAATGTTGTTAATGACTATTGGAGATTGTTTTGTTGGCTCTGCGGTAGTTCGACCTAGAGCTTCCATGCTCATGCGGATACGCTCAAGTTGGCTATCAGCTTGCAATCTGCGTTCTTCCATGAGCTTCTCAGACTCAGAAAGTTTGATTCGCATCTGCTCAAGTTCAAGCTTTTGCAACTCAAGAATCTGCGCCATGCGGTTTGTTTCTTGAGTGATAGCTTGCTTGTTAGCATCAGATTGACTAGTCGATTGAACTTTAAGCATTTCAACTTGAACACCAGATTGCTTAATCTGTACTTCTTGTTGAGCAATCGAAAGTTCTTGCTGTTGAATGTATTGGCCAAACTGTTGGTCTTGAACTTTAAGTTGAGCGTCAAGTTGATTGCGTTGCATCTGTAGTTGCTGGTCTTGATAACTAAGTTGGTTCTTAGTTGACTTGTCCTGCATTTCCATCTGTGCTGCTTGTAGTCTAGCTTGCGACTCAATCTGAGCTATTTGCAGCCGACCTTGAACTTCCTGCATTACAGGGTCTGGCGGTGGCGGTTGTTTAGCTGCCTCTTCTTTCGCTTTAGAAATCTCACCAATTTGCGTAAGAGCTTTCGTAAACAGGCCATCGATCTCTTTGCCTCCCTTGTAACGTTTGATCATGTTTTGGAACAACGAGATAGAGAAGTCGATCAACGGTGGATATTGGTCTATCAAACCACGCATTTGGTCGAAGAAAGCACCTGCTGTTTGAATCAGCATAGTTGCTTCTTGTTGTTGCTGTTGTTGGTCGATAGCCATCATAGAATCGGTAGCGATTTGGATTCGATAGCTTCTCTTCTTATCGTCTCGCAATATCTCTAAGATTTGTCCTTTAACCCTATCGATTTCTTCCAACGGATCATATGGCGGTGGCATTGGTGGAGCCATCTCCGGCATTGGAGGCATCATACCTGTCTCATCACCTGGCATAGGTGGTTGCATAGGTTCTGGTGCGGGAGGAGGTGGAGGAGGCGGTGGCAGAGTAGGCTCAATAAGAGCGTCTGCATCTGCAACATCAAAGATAGTCTCTGGCTCAAATACCTCAGCGATAATGGTTGCAAGGTTACTGATAGAATCAGAAACAAACTTAGCAAACATGTTTTGTCGCACGATGAGTCCCATCGACGACCATTGATTCTCAAGTCTGTTAGCTGTTGCAGACTTGTACTGCTCTGAAGTACCACGAAGCAAGTCGCTTACTTTCAGTGTTTCATAAAGCTGCTGTAAAGCGTTCTGTCTAGCGCCTTGAAGGATGTTTAAAGCGTTTATGTATGGCTCTATGTTCATGGACTCAATGCCATTTGCAAGACCACCACGTTGCTTATAAGACGGCCAGTTAGTAACTGGGATGAGCTTTAGATCACCAGTCATAAGCATTTCAACTTGATTCCCCAAAGTCGCGTCGTAGAGGCTATTCGTGCGAATGGCCTGAGTAACAGCGTGGATGCGGGTTGTAAGCCGCTCGACTTCGAGGATCTGGTCTTTTACATGGCTGTAATCCGAGACAGGAATAACGCTATCGGGATCAGCAGACTGACGAATAACAGAACAAGGAAAAAACTTTTCAAATCGAATCGGAGGTTCTGAGGTTTCAATAAGGGTCTTATCTCCACCTTTTTGAAGCCAATAAACCTTTCGTGAAGGCCGGTCCCATATCTCATATAGTTCAGCCTTTCCTTCGTAACGGTCATCTTGTCGGGCAATATCTTTCTTTATAACTTCTGGATAACTGTCGTAGCTAAGTTGATCAGCAATCTCTGAACCAAACATGCTTTCTGCTTGGCTTCGATCCATAAAGGCTTTACGAGCTTGCCAATCGATCTCTGCTTCACTACGAGCATCGTTGCAGTAGTAGTCGTTGTATTGCACAACTTCGAGGATAGCTCTTTCGCTAGTTTTCTTCTGAATCTCCATCCCACCGATAAGGATGCCACCTTCACGTTCTTCTAGTTCTTTTTCGTCGCCCTCGTAGTCGTTGCCGTTACCGTCAATCAACTTACCTTCTGGGTCACGAATAACTGCGTACTCTTCATAAACAGTTTCAAACTCAGCAACATAACGAGCCCACAAAACTGCTTGGCCAGTCAGCAAAAATTGTAAGGATGCCTGATAACCGATTTTGTCGAAGTCAAAGTGAACATCCATTGCGTATTGGGCGTTACGCTCAAGGACAACAGAACCAAGCTCATACGGCAGACTTCCTGAACGTTTGCGTAGGTTTACTTCTGCTTTGGGAGTTGAAGAATAGTAAGCAGGAAGAAGAGTATTAGTACAATACCACCAAACATTAAGTCGTCTTTCTGCGTCATTAAGAACACCCACCTGCTTTTGAGCGTTGTATACACGAATGCTTTCTTCAGCAGCTTCTATAAACTTTTTGCGACGTTCTTCCGCACGAGTAATCTCATTTTTCCACCAACGACCACTATACTTTTCAACAGTAGGTTTAGGTTGAACTTTCATATTTTTGCTCGTTGGTTGTTTTGTCTCATCTGTGAAATGTATGCTTGCAACTTAATCAACCCTTTATTGAAAACCTCAACGGGTTGTTCCCACTTCGCGTCAAGTAGTCTAGCTTTACACATATAACGTAAAGCATCGACGGCATGATCGTTTCCGTTTGTATCTAAATCTTCTGGGTTGCGCTTGTCTATCGTCATGGATGGTAAAGTCTCTAGCAAGTATTGGCAATTAGCAAAGATATAGAGTAACGGCGGTTTACCCACCAACCTTTGTCTAATTTGTGACCAGCCTGAAATACGGTTGTTATCTGCTGGCCTAAAACTTGGATGTTTGTACTTAGCAAAAACGACATTAAACTGGTCGTTAATGCTTGGTCCACCTTCATGGCTAAAGATACTAGGGTCAGCTACAGCTATTGGATTTTCTCCGATGGAAGCTGCTGCAATTCTATTCGCTTGCTCAACATTATCAACTCCCTTGGAGTGCATCTCTCGATATATGACAATGCTTCCTTTTGGATATGGCACTTCATTACCTTTATCATCCCGTCCAGAACTAACAGCACCCCATACAGCGGCGAAAGGAGAACGATAACCCCAATCATAACCAAGGTAGCGAGGCCAGTGTTTAGGTAGATTAAAAGGAGCGATAATGTGTTTCCCACTGAACTCAGGAAAATAACTACCTTCGTGAATTTCGAAATCTCCTTCAAGCCAAGCTCTGACAAGTTCTGGACTACCGACCATGTGCAATCGGTTGATGTACTCAGGATCTCTAGCAAGCAAGATTTGGTTGTCATGCACTCTCGACGGTATATAAATGTAATCAAAACTACTGCCATTAGGCAGCTTCTTCTCTAGTACCTGCATCCCTTTAGGAGCTGGTTTGATAAATAACTCTTTCAGCCATCCATGACCGACACCACCAGGGTTGAACGTAAGGATGACCTGACCGCCTCCCTTGCCTCGTAGAGCGCCGAACAGCTTCCAGATAGGGGAAGGGTCAGAGTAGTTACCAGCTTCTTCTATAGCGCAATCTGACAGGTTCTGGCCTTGATACTTCTCAGCATCATTATCATTGCCTAAAGGTCTAAAACGTAGGCGACCACCCGAGAGGAAGGTGAATTGTTTCTTCTGGTCCTGCCAATGGGCTTTAAGGGGTAAATATATTTGCTTAGCCCTTTCAATAAGGTCATCAGCTTGAGGCAATTCTTTACGAAAGAAGATAGCATTAAAGTCAGCCCCTAACTGTTCTTGCTTAACAGCAAACTTACCCAAGACCCCGTCAGTCTTACCACCACCACGAGCACCGCCATAACCGACCAAAGTTATAGGGCAGTTTACCAACGCTTCCTGAGGGCCTTTTTGCGGCTGCCATACAACATTATAGTCAATGTTTTCCATCAGTTATGCCACTATTTTCCACTTTTTGCCAGTAACTATATTGTGGATATTTTTGTAGTTTACGCCATATTTTGTCCCTAAACTGCGAATAGTATGTCCACCTTCGGCGTACAATTTTCTAATTTCCAAAACTTGCTCTGGTTTTAATTTTGCATCTTTATTTTTAGAGCCAAAAGGAGTGCGGCCTTTTAATGCCATATCACGCATATTGTCTTGATGTGTGCCAAGAAACAAATGTTCAGGATTGACGCATTGAGGAGTATCGCATTTATGAAGAACGTGCTTGTCGCCAATAGGCCCTTTACAGAACTCATACATAAGACGATGCACTTTATACTGTTTGCGATTGTCTCGATTGCCCTTTTCTCGTATGCCAAATGTACCGTATCCGTTTTTACGACCTAAGCTTCCTATCCAATAATGACAATCACTAAATGGAATTTGAATAATATAACGATAAAGGCGATTGAGAATGTGCTGTTTTGTGTACCCCATTATCATGTGGCCCACCATAGCAATACCACGCGACTTAGGCAATCATTTACCGCTAACCATCACAGCGTTAGTGCCGTAAATCCGCTCTACATCACACCGAGGATTCTGACACACAAAATAAGGTCCAACAGCACCAGCAAACAAACTAACATACGGAACCTCCTCACATGCAACTTTTACAGTCGTTACATGCTCACACTTAGGGCACCGATAAACCTCACTCTCCCTCACCTTCTTTTCCATCCTGCGCTAAATACCTCTGTATAAACTCTTCCTTCGTTAATGGTTTAGAACTAACAACATTCCTAATCTCACCGCTAATCTCTAAAGTCTGATGCTCACTCCAACCAAGCTTAGTTTTAAGCAAATGAAGCAAGATAGCCGTATTGCCATCCATAGCCTCAGATAAAGCCTTAGCAGCTAGCCCACGCTGCATATCAGCCTGACCCTCTAAAAACTCATCTAAGTAATACTTCTCTAAGATGTAAGAAGTAACCCTAGCCGCTAACGCAGTGCTCTGCTTGCCTAGCCCAAGCTTAGCCATATCCCGTATCTGCAATCCTAACTGCTCATCCTTTACATGATGCTTAGTATGCGGAATCTCCCTCAGTATCGGAGGCAATACTTCTATAACGGCGTTTGGAGAAGGTTCAGGATTTTCTAATACTATAGGCTCTTGAGATTCGAGAAGCTGTTTTAAATCTGTGTCGCTCATAAAAACTAAGGGGTGCGATTTTTATGTGGGTGGTTGGATATAGATGTAACCGGTACCCGGCGAGTTTTGAAATTGGTTTGGATTCTGAAAACTCTAATAGGGGATTTGTATATAACCATTTGATATTACTATAGGATTGTAGTTAGGTTATTAGTATTCTAATTCTAGTGAAGTAGTAACTAGGCGATGTCATTAAGTAATTGAGTGAATTGATCCGCGCTCATCCCGCTCACCTTGAACAGCTCACCAATCTCTGTCGGATGATACAATCGCTTGGCCCTCTCTCTGTACCTTAGCGAGTGAGTAGAGACCCCAATGGTATGAGCAAACTGGTCTCGTGATAATCCGAGATACCTACGCACTGCTAAGTATAGGTTCCCATGAGCGTTGCGCAGAGTATGCAGATACCCCTCCTGCACTCTCCCTATCATCTGTAAATCTTGTCGCCGAACGTGGCGTACTGTGGACCACATACTATACACGGTAAAGGTATCTCGTATTCTTGTCGATAGCTAAAATAATTGAAACTAACTGTATACAGCGCACATCGAATAGTTCATACTACTGAGTATAGTCAATAATGACGGAGGATATATGAGCAAACAAATAAGTATCGGCGACAAAGTAACTTTTAAGCACGGCTTCGGTACTGTCGTAGACAAGCGCGAAACTGCGTATGCATACGAGTACGATATCTTGGCTATCAGGTTGTAACAGAGTTTGGCTACATCAACGATCAGTCAAAAGTCGGCACGATATACACAACACAACACGTTGAACTCGATAACGACTAATCAACTGGGAGATATATGAACACACTTTACATTTACAGCATCGAGACTAATGAGCACGTTGCCACTATCACAGGTAGCAGCACCGACAATTGTGAAATTGTGGCTAATGAGCGTTACGGTTGGAACGATTACAGTTGGACATATTCACCGGCTTTTGGATCTAGTGGCGGTCTTGAGTACAACGATAACGCCGAAGAGATTGCAGCTAATTAACCAACCAACGGAGGAGATATATGAACATCTTAGGCATACAACTAATCACCTTCTACGACTGTATCACCCTTGGCTTATTTGTCGGCGGAGTAGCATCGTTAGTTTATCACAGCCTTGAGCGAGTAACTGAACGTTTTAGCAATTAGAGGAAATATATTATGAAAGTATACAAGTTTAAGATTTTTTTAACTGAAAATATGTATCTCACTTATTTCAATGACTTTTTAACGGTTAGTGCTTGCGCTCAACATTTTGGAATCACCGAATCCAGCATGCGACGCGTGATTAACTACTATCGTTCTCGGTAACCGTTTAGCAATTAGTGAGGATATATGACACCAACAGCATACAATAGAGATAGCAGATACGCCGGATTCTGTACCAGTGGCGAGATACTTAAAGCCATTGAGGAACTAGCAGGTGATGACATCCTAGAGGAAACTAGCGCGGCATATAAGCTATGGGCGACTCCTACAGTTAAGCAAGATGCTGACATAGCCGATCTAGCCTGGAGTTACGCCAATGATGACACGGATCGTCTTTATTGGGCTGGCAACGTAGCCTTTACACGCTAACCCTCTACAACCCTCTAGGTTGCGTTATCATGCGTAACCTAGAGGTAACCCTACCCTCACCCATTATCTCTCAACAGCGTTCATCCTAGACACCTTTAAAGCTAATCGGGTAGCTCATCATGGTTACACTTTGGGCTTTCAACCTTTGAAGCAAGTAATCTTTTCTTAAATTCAAGATATTCTGGATCTCTAAATTCAGATTCCAGATCAAGATTCTTAATACTCTTAGGTTTATATATTAATTTACTTATATTGGTATTTTCTTTGTAATTAGTTCTTTGTATTGATTCTTTGTATTGATTCTTTGTAGTGGTTCTTTCGTGCCCCCTCATCTGGTTTAATTCTGCCCCCTCGATTGGTTTAATCGTGCCCCCTTTGGGTGCAGAATTTGCCCCCTTTGTAACTTGATCTGGTTTAATTGTGCCCCCTTCTTTTGTGGTGCTTAAATAGCGCTTCCTGCCTTCATAGCGAACAAAAAGGTATCCCGCTGTTACTAAGCGCTGGATCAAGTATCGTGCCCCAGATTCACTAACGGGTAGTTCCTCCGCTATCTTTGCTCTACTGACAAAGCATCTTAACCCTTGAGCCTCAAACTCTGAGACATAGGCTAAAAATACCATGCCATCAAAGCCGAGATGTTTGTGTTTTTTCTGCGCTTTCCAGAAAGCATCCTTTTGTGTTATTTTCATCATGTAAATAGTCCTGTATTTTCAGCCGGTGTCTCACCACCGGCTTTTTATTGCTTACTGCCTAACTTCAATTTGCGAGTTCTCCCTGATTTTTCCGCTGTTAAAATTCCTTTTTTCAGCAGCGCGGTGACATGTCTTTTCACCGTCACTTCTGGGATCCTAGTAGCCCGACTAATTTCTTTCGTTGTTAAATCAAACTCCTTATCGTGGATTTCAAATTCATAAATTAAAGAGAGCACCATTCTTTGCTTGATCTTGTATTCGTAGAGATTAAATACCTTGAAAAAAGGCATCCAATTTCTCGTTAGCACCCATTCCTTGCTAAAGTTCTTTTGTTTCTTATAGTTATCTGTCATCCACATACGATCTTATAGTATCAAAGTGATACCACTGTAACTTTTGCAAAAGCATTGCTCAAGTTGTTTCGCAACTAAATCCCTTTAGCGTAAATCGCTATTTGCTGTTATCCTAGAGTCTCATATATCCCCACCCCGTTCAGCGTAGTAATACCTGAGCGGGGTTTTTCTTTGCTTATTCAGCTAGTTATAATTTTCCTTCAGTTATTTTCAAAATATCCGAATATATTCTTGCATGACTATCATCTCACTGTGTATAGTCATTAGAGAGGGGCAATAAAGCCTCAAGCAAAAGGGATATATGAAAAATATTTTGGATATGAGCCACGTTGCCAGTGTTGGCGTTATCGCAATTCAAGACGCTAAGACTAACAAGATTGTTGGCAAAATAATTTCCCAGTTTAATGACAGCGGTACCGCGACAACTAAGGCTTATATCCATAGTGGAGCACTAGCCAACCTAGAACTAACTCAAAAGTCATGTGGTGGTAGCGGATACAACAAACTCAATTCCAACCTCATGTCGATATTTTGTGACCATTTTGAATACCAAGATTGCAAAGAACTTGAGGCAGGTTCTTTAGACGCCTTTTTTAATCGTCACGGCTACTCTGTTTTTACACTTTTATAGGATGACTTTATGAAAGCATTATTACTAACCGCATTATTCATTCCTTCCGTTGCTATGGCTCAGGACTACGGCGATTTG